AACTCCCCCCCCCCCACCAGCGCCATCACCGCATCTACCCACCAGCCCGGCGCCAGTTCGCCCACGTGGTCCCAGCCCACCCGGTTCCAATGCGACGAAGCCTCCAACATCTCCAGCGGCTTCGGCCCCGTGTTGCCCGGGTGGCGAGTCGCCAGGTAGAAGTTTCGATCGATCGTGCCCAGCAGCGGCCCGCGGCCCATGATCCAGCGCGTGTCCTCACCGCTGTTCGGCAGCGTGTCATAATTCCGCGCCTGCCAGAACTCCCGGCGCCACATCATCGTCCCACCGGTCACATAGCCATTCGAGCGCACGCCCGGCGCCCACTCATACAGCCACGCCGCGCGCCGCGCCGGATCCCAGTAGAACAGGCTGTCCGTGCCGCACACCGCCGCGCCGCTGCGTCGCAGCTCGTCCAACTGATACTCCAACCGCCACGGCGCATGATAGTCGTCATCCGACCACGTTGCCATTATATCCGCCCGAGCCATCTCACAGCCCAGGTTCAGCTTCGCCCCGATGGAGTTGTGCCCCTGCAAGTGCACATAGCGCACCCGCTCGCCCACCGGTAGCAGATCGCCGCACGGCTCCGGCCCGTCGTCCACAACGATTAGTTCGCGCGCGAACGTCGGCAGCGTCTGCTCCTGCCAACACCGCACCGCCAGCGGCACCCAGCCCCGCCGCCCACGCGTCGGCATAATACAGCTCACATCCATCGCCTCACCGTCCTACTCCGTCCGACCAGTCCAACCTCGTCCAACCCATCCTACTCCATCGAACGTCCACGCAGATCCTCGCCGCCAAACGCCGCGTTCAGCATCTCCACCATGGCCAGCATCTCATCCGGCGTTTTGCCGGCATCCATCTGCTCAGCCTCGGCCGCATCGCGCCACCATGGCAGAAACTCCAGCGCCTGCACCGGCTCCGCATCCTCGGCCCGGTGGATATTCGCCGTCATGGCCAGGAGTTGCGCCAGCAGCAGCTCCGTGCGCTCCTGCGGGAGCAACTCCAAGCCATACAGCACCTGCCACTCCGACAGCTCCCGGCTGCTGATCTGCCTCAGCAACCCGCCGACGGTCATTCCGAGCGCGGCCGCTAGGCGGAAGAGGAACCGCCTCGCCGGCCGCGCTGCGAGTTTTTTCGCAGCTCCTCCACGTCCTTCTTGCTCAGGCCGGAGAGTCGCTGCGCCACCTCATACACCCGATCCAACGCCTGCGCGCTCTTCTTGCCCAGGGCCACCACATCCTCATCCGAGAACATCCGCTGATCGTTCTCGTCCACCACCGACAGCGCCACCAGGCGCGCCCGCGCGTTCAGCAGGTCCAGCTCATAGGTGGGCCGCTCGCCCGCCTGGATCTCGCCGATCAGCAAGAACTCAGCCTCATACTGGTCCCGCGCCGCGCCATCCAGACCGCGCACCATCACCTCGCCGCCCCACTCCGGCACCTCGACGACCTCCCGCAGCAGGTCATCCGCCGCCAGAATCTGCGCCTTCGTCAACAAAGCCATGCTACGTCTCCTTTGCGACCCGTCCAACAGGTCCTACCCGTCAGATCCGTCCAACCCGTCCGACTCCGCCAACCCTACGCCAACGTCGGCTTCCCGGTCACCGTCAGCTCCACCTCGATCTCGGCCACGCCCTTCACCGGCAGTTCCCCGGCGAAGTCGCTCACATACGCCGGGATCGTCCAGGTCACCGGGCTCGTGGTCGGGATCACCAACTGGAAGTTCCTCTTGGTGCGCGAAACCATCTCCTTCAGCAGACCCGCCGAGAAGGACTGGGTCGCATCACCCGGAATCCAGTTCGCCTTGAACTTCACCTTGTCGCCGTCCAGCAAGGTGGGTACACGCTCCACCCAGCCGTCCGTGCTGCTGTGCGAAGTCGTCTCCTCTGTTTCCAGCTTGATCTTGAACTTGATATCCTTCACCTCCGCGATGGTAGCAAAGGTCTCCGTCGACGCCCCGTTGCCCAATTTCAGCAACGATCCGAAACTGCTTATAGCCATGTTACACTCCTTGTTTGACCAGCTTTCCTCGCCGGTCATAGATCTCGATGATCGAAGACTGCGCCTTGGGCGCGTGCGCCGTCAACTGGTGCTCGATCATCGCATCCTCACCAGCCAACGTGTCGAACGGGCACAGCTCACACCGATAATGGGGAATCCCGTTCCACTCCCCCACCACGTACAGGATCAAGCCCTCCGGCCCCTCGACGATCTCCGCCAAGCCGCCGCCGTCCGATCCGTCCAACACCTCCGATCCGTCCAACACGTCCGTCTTCTTCTTTCCCATACCTCACTCTCCATGCCAAACAAAGAAATCCAGCAGCACACTGAACGCCGTCGCCTCGCTATCCGTGGCCACGTCCTCCAGGTCCGCCTCATTCTCACACGTGATCGCGCCGATCACCACGCTGCCCGCCGTGCCCTTATAGCCATCCAGCGCGCCGCGCACCGCATCAGCCAGGCTTCTCGCCTGGGAGAAGCTGTTCGCCACACAGCGAAACTGAAAGCGCGGCCGCGCCAACCCTGCAGGGCCATCATGCGCGTGCTCTCGCACACTGCTGATCCTCTGGTACACCACCAGAGGCTTTACGGCCGTCTGTCGCGCGTACAGCGGATAGATCCGCTGGCCGCAGATCGCCGTCACAGCCGAGCTGGCCGTCAGGATGCTCACCAGGTTCTCGTCGATGCTCGCCATCAGGTCACGCTCTCCACAGCGCTGCGAAAGTCACGACCAACGCGATCCGTCGCCGCATCGCCCTGGCTGTCCCACGCTGACCGGAGGAAGGGCGCCGCCGCAATGCCCGATACCCGCCGCGCCGCGCCGCCTTCCCAGATCATCAGCCGCGCCCGCTTCGGCCCGTGCGCCGATGTACCCAGCTCGAAGAAGCGGTAATACCACTTAGCCCGCGTCGGACCGATACTCACCTCGACCACCTTCGCCGTGCGCTCCGTCGTCTCCGTCTCGATGTGCGGGCCTGGCGCGCCGCCCCGGGCCGCATCGCGCACCAGCACCGCCCCGGCCTGCACCGCCGGCTCCAGCACATCCTGGACCCGGATGCCCATCTCGCGCAGCTTGGCCACCAGCTCCGGCCCACCCTCCAGCGTCACCTGGATGTTGTCAGCCATCGCCTAAGCTCCTTCCACTACGTCGACGCACATCAGCTCACACTGCGTCCGCCGCTCGTCGGAGGTGATCGTCTTGATGTCCCAGGACGCGCCGCCGCCGGCCTCCACGATCCGCCAGGAGGGCCGCACATCCGCGCGGTATCGGATGCGGATTCGGGTCTGGTCCTCGGCCTGTACCTGCCGCGCCTGCAAAAACTCGCGCCCGTACATCGGCTCGATGGACCCCCACACCGTGGCCACCGTGCTCCACGTCGTAGTCACATCGCCGAACCCGTCGCGCGCCTCCACCGGCACCTTGATCACCAACCGTCTCCGCAACCGTCCAGCTCTCATATCCTTGTCCTACCAGTCCAACCCGTCCAACTCCGTCCGACCCGTCCTACTCCTACACCTCTCGCCGCCAAGGCCCAAACAGCGCCTTCACCGCAAACGGCAACTCCTTCGGCATCGCACCCGTCATCAACGCCAGCTCCCGATTTTCGTACCAATGCCCGACCAACAGCAGCACCGCCTGCCGCATCGCCATCGGGGGAGACAAGACATCCAGGCCATATCCCGCCGTGAACTCGATCTGCAGGCCGTTCAGGGCCGCCAGCGTTGCGCTCGGCCAGCCATTCAGCATATGCAGCCGACCAGGCGCGCTGTACGTGTCCACCTGGTACTCGGAAGACGCGATGGTCGTCTCCACGCCGTCGTCATCCGTGTAGCGCACCTCATCCACACTCAGCAGCGGATACGGCCGTAGCTCGATGGTGTCGTCTGCCGGCCACTCATCCGTCACATACAGCCACTTCTGCGCCGTCATCGCCACCCGAGGCCGGCTGATCTGCTCCAGATGCTCCCGCGCCGTCGAGATCAGCGACGCCACCAGCGTATCATCGTCATCCACATCGATGCGGCAATGCAGCTTAGCCTCAGCCAGCGTCACCGGCTCCACCACCGGCGGCTCCAAACAAATCAACGCCATAGCACTCACCTCGTCCTACCAGTCCTACTCATCCGACCAGTCCTACCCGTCCAACAATTCCTTCGACACCCAGCCGCCATCGTCAACCCTTCCCGGCTGCCCGGTCCAGCACCTTACGCACCATGCGCAGGTCATCGTCGATGTGCAGGTCCGCGCAACTGGGCGCCAAACACCGCCAGCGCCACGTCCATGTTGATCACCAGCGCGCGCACGCTTTCCAGCGCCAGCCCGCGCAGCACGTTGTCAACCACACCCGTCGTCTCTACAGTCTTATCGTCCATCGTGTACCGTCCTACTCGTCCAACATCGTCCTACCAGTCCCACCGGTCCAACCTTCATTCCGCTTCCTGCCCAGGCCCCACAGCCCGTTCAGTCTCCAGCTTCACCGCCCGCGCCAGCCCTCGCTGCACCAGGTCAGCCGCCACCTCATCCGGCAGATCGTCGATCACCTGTCCGGCCTGCAACATCCGACCCTTCGCCGGCGAGTACTTCGTCAGCATCATCACCTTCATCCGTCCAATACCTCCGATCCGTCCAACTCGTCCGACACATCCTACGCCACCGGCCCCAGCCAGGCTAGAAGCGTCCAATAATCACGCTCACCTGGAGAGACCCCAGCCTTCACCTGGCCAGGACCGGTAGACTCCGATCAGCGTCTCCGCCAATCCGCGGTTCTACGCCGTTCCTTCCGCCGGGCTCACATGCAGCTCACCCACATTCCCGCTCACCGGCAGCTCCTCAGCGCCATAGCGGATAGCCAAACAGAACGTGACCTTCGCCGTCGACACGTTCGGTACCGTGATGATCGGCCGCACATACCGCTCAGTCGGCTCCACAATCTCCAGGATCGCCAGGCCGTCCGTCGACGGACTCGCTACCGTGCTGAACGTCTTCGACGATCCAGCCAGGTCAGCCGCCGTCCCGAAGCCTGACGCCGAGTCCTGCTGCGCCTTGATCGCCCACGTCGAGAAATCCTCGCCACCGGCAGCGCCCACGATGAACGCCACCCCGCGGTAGCCCTTCATGTCCACCCCAGTGCCCGTCAGCGACTCGTTGTCCGCCGACTTATACACCTGGATTGACACCAACGTATCATACAGAATGCTAAGCATCGTCACACCTCTCTCCAGGGGATGGGCCCCACCAGCAGACCCACCCCCGACTCGTCCAACTCCATCCGACCCATCCGACTCCGGATCACGCCGTCAGCGCGTCCAGCATCGCCGCAAACGACTCCGCGTGCCGCACCGCCACATCCACATCCTGCAGGGCGATCACGCGCACCGTGCCGGCCGTGCCGCCAGTGTACGGATCTACCAGGATGTCCAGGCCGCCCCACATGCCGATGATCAGGTCCGCCCAGTTGCCGAAGAAGATCGCCGAGCACACACCCACGCCCGTGCCCGACCCCTTCGTCAACGTCGAGCTGACCTGGTTGGT